ATGCGGTTTGACGCCCGGACGGCAAAGCAACTTTTGCCCGGTGCACATCTGAATATCGACGGTTGTCCCGGCCTTCGGCTGCAGGCGACAACGTCGCGCCGTAGCTGGATTTACCGTTACAAGTCGCCCGTCGACGGGCGCATGCGACAAATCAAAATCGGCGAATGGCCCGCGCTTTCCATCGCGGTGGCGGCCGTTGAGTGGGAGCGCCTGAGAGACGAGCGCAACGCAGGCAACGACCCGGCGCTGACCAAGCGCCAAGCGCACGGCTCTGTCGGCGTAATGGTACAGCAAGGGGATTCGCTGACAGTGCGCGATGTCTGTACGGCATACCTGGAGGGGCACGTCGAGCGCAACCGCAAATCGAAGGGGGCGGCTGAGGTTGCCCGAATGTTCAGGACGATGATCGGGGATATCGCCGAGCTACCGGCCGCTGAACTGACGCGCGAGCGCGCATTCAGCAAAATTGATTCGTTTCGCCATATTCCGGTACAGGCGTCGAAGCTCCGCCTGGAGCTGGGCGCTGCATGGGACTATGCGCTCGACGCTGGCCGGTTGCCGGAGTCGACTCCGAATTGGTGGCGGCAGATCATGCGTGGGCGGCTGAGGAGCAAGGGCCGGCGGATCGGGGGGCAACCCATCGGAACCGTAAAGCGATTTCTGAGTGACGTCGAGGCGGGGGTGCTGGTCAACTGGCTACCAAACTTCAGCCGTAACGTCGAGGATGCTTTGACGTTGTACCTTTGGACCGGCACACGCGGTGGCGAAATTGCTGCGATGGAGGGGACGGAGATCACCGACGAGCCGGATGGCTTGTGGTGGACGATTCCCAAGGCCAAGACGAAAAATGCGCGGCACGAGAGCGCGACGGATCTGCGGGTGCCATTGGTCGGGCGCGCGGACGCTATTGTGCGTCGACGTCGCGAGCGTTACGGCAACGGGTGGTTGTTTCCTGCAGAGCGGGGTGGCCATATGGAGCAGAAGGTGTTCGGTCAGGCCGTCCATTTCCATATGCCCTATAGTGAGACGCGGCCGGAGCAGGACCGGCCGCGTCTACCTGTCGCACATTGGGCACCGCACGATCTGCGGCGGACTGCACGCACGATGCTGGCGGCGCTCGGGTGCCCGTACGAGATTGGCGAGGCGATCATCGGGCACATGTTGCCGGGTGTCGGCGGCATCTATAACCGCCACAGCTACGATGCGGAGCGCCGGCACTGGTTGGTGAAGCTGGACGAGAAGCTGGAGGCAGTTACGCAGGCACATCAGACGTCGCCTTCCTCCGGCCGGTCCCGCAGTTAGGCGGGGGCAGGAACTCGGACGGTGTCCGTGCTTCCGCCCACTCTTCGACTTCCCGTGTAAGCCAGCCGACGCGTCGGCCGGATAACGCGCGCGGCTTCGGGAACTGCTCTTGTCGGACCAGTTTGTGAATGACCGCAGGCGAGAGCGAGATTGCTGCGGAAACCGAGTCGATGTCCAGATAGATCGGCTTCATTGCGACCGTCATGCGATGAAGCCCCCTTGCGGATCGTTGTGATGCGATTCGCCGCCAACGGCGCGATTGGTGGCGAGAAGGGACTCCAGCGCCGCAACGTGTGGTTCACCGGCCAGGTGGCCGGCGCATGCACCGAGCGCGAATTCGATCGCGGCTCGCTGAGCGGCCGTCAGTGCTGCGTTACTCGGCATGGTTACTTCATCATCAGGAATTGCTTCCCAGAGAGACACGACGATCTGCATGGCAGCAAAGACGGGGTATTCATCTTCGATTTCCTCTTGCGTCATGCCTTTCACCACTGAGTCGGAATCACCCAGTTCGGTATCGAGAAGGTCCACGACACGGCGGAGTTCGGCTTTCATGCTTTTAGACATGGTTGGTTCCTTGAGCGTTTGCGGGCGGCAGGGCGCGGCCGAGCTGCATCAGTCCTGTCTCGAGCGTGATGCCGGCGGTTGCGGCCCATGTGCGGGCGTCCTGGGCAGCCCGGTGGCGGGCGAACGAGCCGACCTCATCAGCCATCAGGTCGAGCAGCTCGACGTCGGCCGCATGCGAGATTTCGGTGACCAGCGAGCGAATCTCGATGCGAAGGGCGTCGATCCGCGCGAGCCTGCCTCGGCGGGCATCCGCCGAGGCTTCGTCCATCTGGATAGGTTTGCGCCGCGCGAGCGGCGCTTCGTCTTTCTGGATCGCTTTTGCGGGCGTCAGCCCGCTGCTGTCCGACTGCATTGAAGTGCCGTTGACGCTCGCCAGTGCGATAGCCGGGCGCTTCTTCGCGTGTTCCCGCTTTCGCGGCAGCGGACGTGGGGTAGAAAGGGCCGGGCGCGAGGTCAATTTGCGACTCCTATCGGGAACGGCCATGCGGACGCAGGGTCGAGACCGGGCCTCGCCTTCTGCGTCGGGAATGCGGAATTGAGCAACGCGCGGTTCGACGTGATCCGCCGCTTGTCCTCGATGGCCGTCAACACGTCCGTCAGGTCCGGACGTTGCCCTTTGGCTGTGGCTGCTGAGAATTCGGCGGTCATGTCGGGGTCGGGCATGCCGATGATCTCGTTCGCCCACGCGAGAATTCGCTTGAACGCTGCTTGCTCCGACTTGGTCCGCCCGTGGACAGGTGACTTGATTGTGTCGACGAGCCGCGCAGCGCCCGAGCGAATTGCTTGAACGCGTGTCCATACTGCGCGCGATTGCGAAGATACCTTCAGAGGGTCGCTCGCGAAGCTGGTGCCGGTGTTGTATTCGATCGCATAGATCCACGCACCGGGAGCCGGTTGAGCGATACGAATGTGTGCGAGCGGTCCCTTGATCCTGTCGGTCCGCTCGGGGCCGCGCAGTGTCTCGACCGGCTGGCAGCAGCCGTTCTCATCCGGCTCGGTGACGGGCCATGCTTTCCCGGCGGGGCGAGCGTCGAGCAGGTCAGTGAGTGGCATCAGCACTGTGTGAACGGCCTCGATCGTCGCGGGTGCCAGTTTTCCGAAACCTTCGTCGTGCAACACCGTCTGCAGTGCCTGCAAAAGTTGCTTTGCACACGGCTCGCTGATCTTGGTGGGCGCGGTCGGGCGCGGGGACGGTTGCGATGGCGCCTGTGCCACGACAGGGGCGTCCGCGTCCGTCGACGGCGCGGATGCTGCGTCAAGGTGTTTCCTCGTCACGCGGGCCTTGCCGGACGCAGCGGCCTTCGCCGCGCCTTTCTGCAGCCGGTCGAGTGCCTTGTCTGCCCCGTGTTCGCGGATCTGCTCAATCGCGAGCGTGCCGGCCACCGCGCCGTCGCGAACCATCTGATGCAGTTCGACCGGTGCGCGTTCAAGCAGACCGACGTCGCGGATCGTCTGGTCGGTGACATTCAGGCGCTTGCAGATCGTCGCGAGGGTCATGCCGTGGATGTCGCGCAGCTCGGCGACGGCCGCAGCCAAGTCAAGCGGCGACGACCGCTTGCTGTCGTTGCTGAGATAGCCGTCGATTACCATCTCAGCGCGGTTGACGGTTTTGGCGTCGCGGACGACGACGGGGATCTTGCCGACCTCCTTGCCGGCTTCGATTGCCTTGCCGACTGCGAGGTAGCGGTGCTGCCCCTTGTACACGTAAAGCAGATCCTTCCCGTCGACCTTTCGCGCGTAGCAATGGAGCGGCGACCCCTTGTCGTACCCGTTCTCGATGATAAGGGTAGCGAGGTGCGTCACCCATTCGGGGTCGACTGGTCGGATGTTGTCGGCCGGGTCATAGTGGAGTTGACCATAGGGGACCATCCACAGGTCCGCCGACGTCGCACCGGCTGCGGCTGCTGCAGCCTTGATGTTCCCGGTCGGAATCGGTGCGGTCAGGTCGAGAGGTTGGGTGCGGTCGTCCATCATGCGATCCTCCGGCGTTGAACGAGCTGTTCGAGGCGTGCGACTTCGAGGTCGATGCTCTGACGGAACAGGCGCAGATAGCGCAACGCCTGCGCGGCGGAGTCTTGCAGAGAGTCGGCCGTGACCTCGAGCGGATACAGGTGCGGGAACGAGACGGCGACGTGGCTCCCTTGGTTGCGCGTGACGATGGGATGGAACGCGGGCCGCGTGTGCATCGAGCCGGCGGTGACTGCCGCGTATGCCGCCCGTCGGGGCTTGAACGTGTCGTCGGGGGCGCTGGTGTACGTGCCGTCCGCTTGCTTGCACGGGATCGGAAGCGGCGGGGCAGCATCAGAGCCGGCCAGCCAGTACACGAAGCGCAGATCGTGAGGGCGAGGCTGGCGACGAAGCAATCCGCCGCGAGCGAGCTTGTCGATGTGCTGTGCCGCGACGCTCGCCATATCCGGGAAGTGCGTTCTGCAGACCTCGTCGGACGTCATCGCACGCGTCAGGCGGCGGAACACGTCGAGGATGCGAATGGTGAGGTCTGCGCGCTGGCCGGCCGTCAGGTCCACGAAGGGATTGAGCGGCTGTGCGCTATGTGCCGGTGCTGACGTCATGCTGCCTCCCGGATCGTGAATGCGCGCGACTTGCGCGGCTTCTTCGCCTTGGCGATCGCTTCGGATGCTGCGACGCCTGCTGCGCGTTTCGCGTCGCGCAGGCGCTTGATCGCCGTGGCGCAGTCGGCCTCGCTCGGATACGAGATCTGCTTGCCCGCAATCTCGCTTCCGTCAAGGATCAGGTATTCCGTGTGAAGGCTATTGGACAGGGGGCGTCGGGCGACTACGTATTTGCCGACCAGAACCGGCGTCGTCGGGCGCTTTGCGTTCCGGTCGTAACGAACGATGGAACGCAGGGCGAGAGTGTCGCGACGCGGCGCGTCGACGGTGGGCAGTGCTTTGATTCTCGGCATGGCAGGTCTCCATGACGCCGGGGCCGCTTGCCCCGGCAGGGTCGGGGCGGTTCAGACAGTTACGCGGTATGCGGTCGGCGGCTCGCCGATCGGGTCGTCTTGGAACACGTTGACGGCGATAAACAGCAGGGCCGCGATGAGGGTCCAGCGGAAGATCGCAGACTTCTCAAAGTTGCTTTGGCGGGCCGGCTCGGACGGCGTGACACGGGGTGCTTGTTCGTCGCGGAGCCAGTCCTGACGGGCTTCCGCGTGCAGATCGGTCGATTTCATGATGGGTCTCCGGTTCGGCGTCGGGTGACGCGTTGAACCGGAGAATAGCCACTAATGGAAACTCTGACAAGCCATTAATGGTTATTTTGAGGAAGGGAGGTTAGCCTGACGTGTCCTTTGTGGTTCTCAGGCTGGGTGTGAGTCGGGCTGGATCTCTGGATAGGAAAATGGCTGAGACTTGCGCCCCAAGCGATAGCGCTGCGTCGAGCCAGTCAAGTGGATTGACGTACGTTGCGGCTATGAACGCGATTCCCGCTAGGGCCGCGAGGCTTGTGTAGCCGCCTTCGCGTCGTCGTGATGGTCGCCGCCTTCGTTCGCGATTCTGATGCTGTTCGATCGTGATGGCGAGCTGTCTCAGCTCGTCGGCGATTGCGGCGGCCATCTCCGGCTCGATTCCGGCGGCGGATATGCCGATGTGGCCGCGAGCGTCGATGTATACCGTCGCTGCGGCTACGGTGGGCGAAGTTGAATCGAGGAGTGTCTGCCTGATGTGTCGCCGAACTGCTTCGGCGCGGGCTATCGTGGCGTCGCCATACGTGTCGCGTGAGTGATTTTCAGTGCCCCGGAAATCACTGAGACGAAGAACGGCGGCTTCGCTTCGGTGGGTTGGTCTGTTCTTTTGGTCCATTGCCAGTACTCAGCGTGTCATCATTTAACTCACGCTGAATGGCGTTGAGCAATCGCTCCTTTAAACCGGCCGGTGGCTCCTTGCTCGAGCTGAGGGAGAGCGCGTCGTTGCTCGTCCTGCCTTTGTGGCGTTGGATGGTGAAGTCAATGAACGCCTTGATCTGCTCTTTGTCGGCTTCCGGGAGGCTGTTATAGCCTTCTGCGTCGTACGCCGGTGCGTCGCTTACGGTTTTGGTGTCGTCTGCCAGAAGCGAGGCCGGCGAAACACGAAAGGCTTCGGCGAGCGATTCGACTTGCGCGAGCTGCGCATACACTTCGGCGCGCAGGATTCTGCCCACGGTGCTTTGCGCAATCTTGGCGCGAGCGGCGACCTTGACCTGAGTGTCCAGATGCGGCGTTGCCTCCATGAGTTCGTGGAGGCGCTTGGCGAGTATCTGCCGGATGTCGGGTCTTTTCATGCTCCACAGCGTGCCACCTATGGTTAGCCATTTGCGGCAATTCTCCGGACCCGCTTGATTGTCTAAATAACCATTAATGGCTATCATGTCGGGACTCTTAGCTCTTGGGGGTTCCGTAATGAACCGTCACCGTTGTTCGATGTTGGCAGTAACGCTCGAGTGTCTTGCGCGCGAGAAAGGCGGGCTGCGGGAGGTCGCCAAAGCTACAGGCATCCCGTATTCGACGCTGTCGAAGATCAGTTCGGGTGCCGTGACCGACCCGCGGGTGTCAACGGTTCAGATCTTGTACGACTACTTCGTTGACAGCGCTCTTGTCGGTCTTGGTGCATCGCCGGCTGTCCATTGACGCCCTCTATCTGTCCGCTGGCTGAATCGTAATCGCGGGTCGTCGCTCGCGACAGGATGAAAGCCGCTTCCACCCAATATCCGCAAATGACCTGCCGATACGACAGTACCGAATGGCTGGACGTGCTCTATACGCCGAATTGCGATGCGCCAAGCGGCTTTGCCGCCGCGTCGAGCAACGAGGGAATGCCGGCGCTATTTCCCGGCGACGATATGTCCTTGCCTCAATCTTCACCCGGGGTGCTCGGTCCGGGTGTCGACGTCCTTCCTGCGCTCAGTGCGCGAAAGACTGGAGGCCTCTTCAAGCGTGCGCGCAATGGAGTCGGCGTCAAGCTTGTCGGAGTAGTGGAGATCGTTGAGTCGGCTAAGCAGAACAAGGTGATAGACGAGGTACCGATAGAACGCCGGTATCGGACGTGCCCGACCGGTGGACGCTTCAAGTTTGACCACTTCGAGGTGCGCGTTGTGTTCAGCTTTCGCTGCCTCGTAGGCGCGCTCGATCAGCGCTTCTCGTTCGCGTTGGCGAAGGTTCTGTTTGTTTGTTTTCAGCGTCGTGAGTGCCCCGAAGATCGCGCCACTAATCGCGCCAGTGGCCGCCGCAATCGCGGCAATAGCAGCAGTTTCCATGTCTTTTTGAGTCGGATTGTTGGCCGGAAAAGTTGCTCGATGTTCTCACACTTCGCTGCTGCTGCTGCCCAGTATGACCATCGGGAGGGCGCATGACGTGCCGATACGACAGTACCGAATGGCTGGACGTGCTCTATACGTCCGTTCGCAACACGCCCGGCGGCGTCGCCGACGCGGCAAACTATCTGACCGTGCGACGCGGGAAGAACGTCACGACCGAGTCGCTGCGCCTTCGCCTGCGCGGCGTCGGTGACAGCCGCTTGTCGATGGAGATGTTCGAACTGCTCGTCGAGTGGATGCAAGAAAAGTCCGAAGCGACCGCGCACGCGCTTGATGCACTGCATGCGCTGAACGCGCGCTTCGGACTGGTCGCCGAGCATGTTGACGACCACGGGGCAGACGATGCCGTCGAGCCGGGCACGATGCGCCTTGTCTCGACCGCGTTGCACTTGCAGGCGCACGTCGGCCGCGTTGCTGACGACGTCACGCGTGCGCTCGAAGATCATCGGATCGACGACCGCAAGGCCGAGGAAATCATCGCGACGGGGCGCAAGGGGCAGCGACTGTTTCAGCGGCTGATCCATGCCGCACGGAACCTCGCGAAGCGTCGTCGGCGCTGATATGGAGCGATTCAAGCCCGGCATGGGGTGTTGTCGCGTGTGGCGCGAGCAGGTGGAGTTGTGCTGCGAGTATGGACAGCAGCTCGCCTGCGCCACGACCGCGCTCGCCTATCGATTCGACAACGCTCCGGATCAGGTCAGCCGATTCCTCTCGGACCTCATATCGACTTTCCCCGATCACCTCGCCGTGTTCCTCGCGGAAGCAGGGCGGGCCGGCAAGGTCAACGTGTTCATCGGGGTCGCCGCCCGTTCGTGTGCGGCGCTGCCTACCAAGGCGGAACGCCACGCGTTCCGCGACCAGATCGTCGGCCAGCTTTGCGCGGCCGACCTTTCCGCATTCGACGACCAAATGTCCGCTGAGTGGCGTCGGCTACGCGGCAAATAACCGGAGACCAAAGTGACTTTGCAGAGCGTCAGCAGCGGCCTGCGCCGCCGGCATTCGATGCCGCAACGCAAGACGATCGGAACCGACGTGTACAGCGCAGGCCGGAAGGCGTGGCGCTCGACCCTCCATCAACGTGAACTGGAAAGGAGAATTGCTGAATGTCGTCGCTAGACCAGATCCGCGCGCAACTCGCGGCAGCCGACCATCCGTTACCGGCCGGCCACCCGATCGCGGACGGTAAGCACCACCGCTATGGTCCGCGCAAGAAGTACTGGTATCAGCTTCGCGAGGTTGTGAGCAAGGGAGCAGTGATCGGGTACTCGGGCACCTTCGGCCATTTCTCGGGCGACGATCCTGGCACCGAGCGTTTTCGATGGGACGGTGCCCCGTTGAGCGACGAGGTACTGGCGGAAACACGTCGTCGACAGGAAGCGATCGAGCGCGAGCAGGCCGAGCGTGATGCTCGGCAGGCGAAACTCGCAGCGAATCGCGCGCATGACCAGTGGGGGCGTGCGGACGAGCGCGGTTCCTCCGCGTACCTGGACCGCAAGAAGATCACGCCAGAGGGCGTCCGATTCGACGAAGACGGCACGATGTTCGTGCCAATGTTCCAGTATGGCGACGACGAGCCGCGTCTGGTCGGTCTGCAAAAGATCACGCCGGACGGCGCGAAGCGCTTCAACAAGGGCATGCAGAAGAAGGGGGCGGCGTACCTGCTCGGCGACGTCGCGGCGGACGACAGGATGGTGCTGGTTGCCGAAGGTTACGCGACAGGCCGATCGATCCGCATGGCGACACATGAAGCCTTCGCGCTGTCGGTGTGCTTCGATGCGGGCGGCATTCTGCCGGCCGTACAGCATCTGCGCGCCGCGTATCCGGATGTGCACATTCTCGTCTGCGCGGATGACGACTGGAAGATCGAGCAGCGCATGCGCGAGTGGCTCGCGGAGGAATTCGCGTTCGCAGGCGAGCTGGTCTACGAAGCGTCGCCGATCCGGATCGAAGCGAAGAACACGTGGTACATGGTCGCAGCGCACAAGCGCGTCGACGAGAATGGCGTCGCGTATGTCGAGGTGACATACGGCAATGACGTGATGCCGCAGCGCCGGAAGCGATTCGAGAACGCGGGCTTGAAACGGGCGCACGAAGCGGCAGCAGCCGTCGAGGGCGTCAGCGTCGTGCATCCGGCGTTCACGAATCGCGGCGAGCGCAAGCTGACCGACTTCAACGACCTGCACATCGAGGAAGGGATCGGCGTTGTCGAGCGACAGCTCCAGTCGGCCATCTTGGCCGTTCTCGCGCCAGCGAACGAGGAGATCCAGCCGGCCATGATCGACGTTCCGGCCGATGTGCCCGCGCCGGCCGCGTCGTCCGCTGCCGCAGAAGATGATCCGTGGCACGGTCACGAAGTGGAGAACGGCGCTCACACGTGGGAGCGGGATCTCGCGCGGTCCGACAAGGGCACGCTGCTGCCGACGCTCGGTAACGTCCACCTGATTCTGTCGAATCACACGGCATGGCAGGGCATCATTGCGCAGGACGACTTCGCTGGCCGCGTCGTCAAGCGTAAGGCGCCGCCATTCCCGCAGGGCACTGCGGGTGAATGGACGGACATGGACGACTATCGGTGCACGCTCTGGTTGTCGCAGAAGTATGGGATCTCGGTGCGGCCGGACATCGTCATGAGCGCGGTGCTGTTGGTTGCCGATGCGACCCACTTTCACGACGTGCGCGAGTATCTGAACGGTCTCGAATGGGACGGCGTCGAGCGCGTGCGCGCGATGCCGTCGAAGTACCTGCACGTCGCCGACAGCGAGTATGTGCAGCTCGCCTTCATGAAGTGGATGGTCGCGGCCGTTGCGCGCGTTGTGGAGCCGGGCTGCAAGGTCGACAACGTGCTCATCCTCGAAGGCCGGCAGGGCTGGCGGAAATCGACCGCGCTGAAGGTGCTTGCCGGTAAGCAATGGTTCACCGACACGCCGATCCAGATCGGCAACAAGGACACGTACGCGGTCATGGCCGGGAAGTGGATCATCGAACTGGCCGAGCTGGACTCGCTCAACAAGACCGACTCGTCGGCTGCCAAAAGCTTCTTCGCGACCGAGACGGACCGATTCCGGAACTTCTACGGCAAGCGTGCGACGGATGTCCATCGTCAGTGCGTGTTCGCCGGCTCGGTCAACTTCGATGCGTACCTCAAGGATGAGTCGGGCAACCGGCGTTACTGGCCGCTGCGTTGCGGCGGGCTGGTCGATATCGATGGCATTGCGCGCGTGCGAGATCAGCTCTGGGCCGAGGCCGCGCACCTGTACCGCGAAGGTGTCGTGTGGCACGTGACCGAGGCCGAGCGTCCGCTGTTCGAGGTCGAGCAGGCCGAGCGCTACGAAGGTGACGTGTACGAGGACGTGATCGGCAAGCAACTGGAGTATGCGGCCCGGACGACGATGGAGGAGATCCTGCGCGATGTCCTGAAGCTCGATTCGTCGAAGTGGACGCTGCCCGAGCAACGCCGCATCGGCAAGGCGCTGAAATCCCTCGGCTGGGTGCGCAAGCGGGAATCGACGGGATCGCGTGGCTGGTTCTACGTGCGGGACGAACACGAACCGGAGCGCGTCTTGGAAGCGGTGGATGCGGGCGATGACGATAGCCCGCTGTGATGGTTTGGCGCGCTGTGTCCGCATGTTCGGCGCGCTGCTGCGCCAGCTTTGGCGCGCTGTGGACGTCCCAATGTCCCGACGTCCCAAAGCCCGCCACGTGTGCGCGTATGTGCGTGCGACGTGCGCGACGTAGGCGGCGCATGTCGCGCGGGCGCGCGCCCCTGCAAGCCTTTTCCCTTGGGACATTGGGACGTTAGGACGTATTGGAGAGAGTCATGATCGATTTGAAAGAGCGGGCGGGTGTAGCGATGAGCGTTCGTGGTCAGTTCACCGACCCGATTGCCGACCCGAAAGTTACTTTGGGCGCACTGGCCTTTGCGAACGATCTCGGTCGGTTGCTGGTCCGGATAAAGGCCGGGCCGCAGGCGACGCCTGTGATGATTCGACGCGCATCGTTGCTGTTGGCGCAGATGATCCGGACGTCGGGTCGCTTCAAACGTGCCCGCTTCACGGGCTATACGCGAGATGAGCGCCGCGATCAGCGTGCGGGGCATGCGGTCGAGCGCGCGAACGTCGATATCGTCGAGCGGTTCGCGCTTCGCTTGCTGGACGAGTGGGTGAACGACCAGTGTGTCGAGTGCGGGGGGCGCGGTGTCGTGCGTCGCGCGCGAGTCGCAACGCCGGCAGCGGAATCGTGCAGCGTGTGCGCCGGGAGTGGGCGCGTGTGCATCTCCGAGGAGCGCATCCCATTCTTCAGCGGCCGTAACGGTCCGCTGGTGTTTCGGGAATACGAACCGTGCGACGACTGCGGCGGTATGGGGCGCGTTACTGCGACGCGGGCCGCAGATTCCAAGGGCCGGCATATTTGCCCCGACTGCTCGGGTTCCGGCAAGCGGCCAATCGACGATGCGGGCCGCGCACATGCGCTTGGCGTATCGCTCGTCGAGTATCGGCGCAATTGGTCGTGGCGCTTCCACGACATGCTTGCGTTGCTCGATAACGTGGATGGATCGGTGTCCGACACAATGCGCCGGCAATTGCGAGGATGAAACGTATTCCATTTCAAGAGCGGATCGCTTAAACTCTGCACATCCTTTACCGCGTCACTGGATACGTGAGCGACCGCATACTCGTGTCGCAACCTTCGCCCGACAGGCATACTGAATCGCGGGAGCGCCGCGACCAACAACGATAACTGTCTGTCGGGATCTGTTGGGAGGGCGTTCGCCCTTACGAAATGAATATCGAAGCCCTGAGTGCGTAAGCCCTTGGGGCTTTTCTGTTTTGCTTATGCCCTCTGCGATATATTTGCGAAACGACGAGAATGTGGGGCTGGCTATGACGAACGGCAGCGACGCCAAGCAACGAGAGACAGGAAAGGGCGACGGGGAGTTCGCGCAGAGAGGCACGGATCGATTGCGTGACACCTTCGAGGCGAATGTGAACGATCTGTATGATCGGTACAGGGATCCGCAGAATCGCGATATTCTTCCGACACTTGGTTTCTTTCTCCAAGTATCAATGTTTCACTATGAGATGGCACGTGAATTGGCATCGCTCTCGACCAATTCGGGTTCTGGGTTCGCTCAGGCCTTGGCGGTCAAGGGGATGATTCATAGGGCCGTGGAGTTCGAGAAGCATTTGAGGAATGCATTGATTCCCCAAATGCATCAGCTTGCTGCTCACTTCAAGGCTGATTTGCCGCGACAGAAAACTAGAGATCTGCAGCGGCGGTTCAAGCCAGAGATCGCGCAGGTATTACGTTGGGAGAGGATCAGAAACAAAGCCACTGGTCACTATGACTCTGACATAGCCTTGGTAGTATCACTTCTTGATGGGCTGACCTACCAGCAGGTGATTGAGACAGTGCAAGGATTTATACAATACACCGGGAATCTCCTAGCGTTGTTCGAGAGAGCGCTCCATGAGGTTCCATCGAAATCGCGGTAACTGCAACGACTATTTCAAAGCCCTGAGTGCGAAAGCCCTCAGGGCTTTTTGCATTGGGGCGCTGAAATGCGAATCGAGTCGACGAGCGCCGGGCCGAGCGAGGTCTGGTCGACGTGGGATGAAGATCGAAGCATGGGGCGCGTAACCGCGCGGTGCTTCGTGTTTGACGACGCGATGGACCGTGTCGTGTGGGCGATGGACCGCGCGGGCGGCGGCACGACCGCCGACACCGCGATCGGTGCGGGTCTGCCCATTTTTTGAGCAGGCGGGGACCCTCTGGGCATCGCCACACGCGGGGGCTCGCACCCGCGCTTTTTCTCTACTGGCGAATCTCCATAGGGGGTCATATTCATGCCGACTCAGCAGCAGATCGCCGAGCATCTCGACCTTGATCAGTCGGCCGTTTCGCGGTTCGTCGACAAGGTTCGGCTCGATTACAAGGCGGTGTCGATGGACGAGATCCGCGTCGCGTACATCCGGCACCTGCGTGAGATGGCCGCCGGACGCTCCAGCGAGACGGGCATTGATCTCGTCGCCGAACGCGCGATGACCGAACGTGTCGATCGCGAGATCAAGCTGCTGACGTTGGCGGAGAAGAAGGGGCAGCTCGTCAATGCGGCGCAACTCGAACAGGCGTACGGCCTGATGGTCGGCGCATTTCAAACGGAATTGCTGGCGCTGCCCGACAAGCTGGCGCCTGAGCTGTATGCGCTATACGGCGTCGAGGTCGACGTCGAATGGTTGAACGAGCATATCTATGGATGCCTTGAGCAGCTATCTCAATACGAGCCAGACAGTCCGCGCGGTGATTCGACGGATCGCGAAGCTGCTGCGACCGCCGGAACGGATCGGGACGACGGAGTGGGCGACTAAGCATCGGCGGTTGAGCGCCAAGGCGTCGGCGAGCCCGGGCCGCTACAACGTGAACATCACGCCGTGGGTGATCGGCATGCACGACGCGCTGGACGATCCGGCCGCGCAGAAGGTTGTGTGCATGAAGTCCGCGCAGGTCGCATGGACGGATGGGGTGCTGCTGAACTACATCGCGAAGCGGATCGACGTCGATCCGTGTCCGATGATCGTCATGTTCCCGAAAGAGAAGACGGCGAAGAAGTTCAATCTCGAAAAGTTCGAACCGATGGTCGAGGTGACGCCTCGCCTGTCGGCCAAGTTGCCGGTTAATGCAGCCCGCGACAAAAACAACTTGTGGGATCACAAGACGTTCGCGCGCGGCTTCCTGAAGTTCATCACGTCGAACGCGCCGGACGAGGTGAAGTCGACGCCGGCCCCGGTCGTTGCGGTCGAGGAGCCGGACGACGCAAACACGAACGTGCGGGAGCAGGGCGACTCGATCACGCTGCTGGAAGAGCGGAACAAGAGCTATTCGGACCGGCGACGCAAGATGATCCTGGGCGGTACGCCGACCGTCGACGGCCTGTCGCGCATCCAGCAGGCGTATGCGGCGTCTGATCAGCGCGTCTATCTGGTTCCATGCCCGGATTGCGGTGAGGAGCATGAGCTGGCATGGGAAAACGTGATCTGGAGTAACGACGCCGATGTCGTACATGAGGTCTATGGCCGAGCGCGACCGGAGACTGCCCGCTACACGTGTCCACATTGTGGTTCGTTGTGGGACGACGCGATGCGCATCCGCGCCGTGCGTCGCGGGCGATGGGTCGCGACGGCACCGTTTCACGGCGTGGCCGGTTTTCGAATCAACGAGCTGGTATCGCCTTTCCCCGGATCAAACATGGCCGAACTAGTGAAGAAGTGGCTGACAGCCGACAAGGCGCTGCGCGAGGGCGACGACACGAAGATGCGATCGTTCGTGAACAACTCGCAGGGGCGGGCGTACAAGTACAAGAGCGAGTTGCCCGAGCTGGAGGTGCTTGCTGAACGGGCGCTGCCGTACGCGGAGCTGACGGTGCCGGCCGGCGGTCTGCTATTGACGCTCGGCGTTGACGTCCAGCACGACCGGCTCGCGATCGTGCTGCGTGCATGGGGGCGCGGCGAGGAGAGCTGGCTAGTCGTGTGGGGCGAGATTCACGGGAACGTGCTTGATCAGCAGCAAGATCCGCTGACGGGTGGGGTTTGGGGAGCGCTGACGATGCTGCTGACGCACGCCTTCCGGCATGAAAACGGTTGGCTGCTGCGGGTACGTGCGACGTCGATCGACTCGTCGGACGGCTCGACGTCGGACGCGGTATACAAGTATGTGCGTGCGGCGCAGCAGGCCGGATACAACGTGATGGCCGTCAAGGGCAGCAGCAACCCTGACGCGGAGATCTTCAGCGTACCGAAGGCGTCGATCGACTCGACGCGGAACAACAGCAAGGCAGCGAAGTACGGCCTGCGTCCATACATGGTCGGCGTGAGCCGGGCGAAGGATCTGATCCTCGAAAACCGGTTGAAGCTTGAAGGCGACGGACCGGGCCGCATGCACTGGTATCGCGGCGTGCGCAGCGACTACCTGACGCAGCTCACGGCCGAGGTCAAGGTGCCGGGTCCGCGTGGCGGCAAGCGCGTGTGGCAGAAGAAGGCCGGCGCAAGAAACGAGGCGCTGGACTGCGAGGGCTATGCGATGCACGCGGCCCGCAGCGTCAAGGTGCATTTGATGAAGGAGGAGCACTGGCAGGTCGAGCAGCATCGCGCCTCGCAGGTCTCGCTGTTCGATGCGGTGCCGGTGCTGGAAGAACTGCCTTCGGGGATGCCTGTCGCGGTGCTGCCAGACCCGCCCGATGAACCGGAAGTAACAGAGGCTCCGCGGCCGTCGCCGCCGGTAGCAAAACCCGCCGAAACCCCGCCACCGAGCGGGGTTTCGCGCATTCAGGGGCGTCGCGTTGGCCGATCGACCTATCTGTCGCGACGCTAGGAGAAGTTCATGGGATACACAAGGCAGGATCTGGAGCGCATCCAGTCCGCGATCGCGAAAGGCGAGCTGGAGGTGCAATACGCCGACCGGCGCGTGAAGTATCGCTCGATCGCCGAGCTGCGCGAGGCACGCACTGAGATCATTCGTGACCTGAATGGAGCGGCCGGACGTTCGTCGATCGTCCGGCTGCGTCACGCGGGCAAGGGGGTGCGATGAGGCGCGGCTATCCGTCACTCGCGCAGCGCGGATTCGTGGTGCCAACGCGGCTGAAGGCGGCGGCCTATGAGTCGGCGAGCACGACGGGCGCACGGGCGAAGTCGTGGCGTACATCGGGCGCGGGACCGAATGCGGCAGCGGTGCAAAACCTTCCGCTGCTGCGCTCGCGTGCTCGCGACGCGATCCGCAACGATCCGTGGGCGAAGACGGCGATCGCGCGACTCGTCTCGAACACGATCGGCAACGGTATCCAAGCGCATCCGAAGCATCCGAACGAGGAAGTGCGCAAGATGCAAAAGCAACTTTGGGAAGACAGCGGGGAGGAAATCGACGCCGACGAGCTGTTCGACATCGCCGGGGTGCAGACGCTCGCCGCGCGTGCGTTCTTCAGCGACGGCGAGGTGCTGGTGCGTCGTAAGTTGCGCAGTCCGCGCGATGGATTGGCTGTCCCGATGCAAATTCAGCTTCTCGAAGGCGATCTGCTGCCGATGGAGAAGAACGAGATCGTTCCGGGCGGGGAGATCATCAACGGCGTCGAGTTCGACGCAGACGATCGGCGGGTTGCGTATCACCTGCTGAAGCGTCATCCCGGCGAGTACGGGCGTGCGTCGATGACCAACATGCAGACCGTGCGCGTGCCGGCCGACGAGATCGCACACGTCTTTCTCGCGCTTCGTCCCGGCCAGGTGCGCGGCGTGCCCGAGCTGTCGACGGTGTTGCTGCGGCTCAAGTCGCTGGACAACTTCGATGATGCGGTGCTGTTTCGGCAGGAGGTCAGCAACCTCTTTGCCGGGTTCATCACGAAGCCGCCCGCCGAGCCGGGGCTTCCGGGAGACCCAATCACGGGGAGAGCAACGCAGTACGACGTCGACGGCTTCTCGCCGGTCGTGTCGCTCGAACCGGGGAGCATGCAAGAGCTGGCTCCGGGCGAGGGCGTCACATTTGCTGAGCCGCCCGGTGCGGGAACCGACTACGGCCCGTTCATGCGCCAGCAACTGATGGCGGCTGCGGCATCGGTCGGCATGCCGTACGAAGTCATGACAGGGGATTTGCGCGACGTGAGTGATCGCGTGCTGCGCGTGATCCTGAACGAGTTTCGCCGATCGATCGAACAGATCCAGTGGAACGTGTTCATTCACCAATTCTGCCGGAAGGTCTGGCGTTGGTGGGTCGACGCATGCGCCCTGTCGGGTGCGATGCCGATGCCGGACTACTACCGAAAGCGGCGCGACTATCTGCGCGTGCGGTGGGTGCCGCAGGGCTGGCCGTATATCCATCCCGTGCAGGACGTCACGGCGAAGCGGATGGAAATCCGGTCTGGGCTGGCGAGCCGGTCCGGCGCGGTGCTCGCGCGTGGCGACGATCCGGAGCAGGTTGACCGCGAGAACGCGGACGATCTCGCGCGCGAGCGCCGGCTCGGGATTCGATATGACACGCTCGATCCGGTCGACGGCACGGGCGACGCATTTAAAGGGGAGGGCGAATGAAAGGGAAGAAACGATGGTGGGACATCCGCGCGCAAGCGAGCGCGGACGGCGGGAAGGTCGTCGAGATCCGGATCTACGGTGACATCGGTTTCTGGGGCACCGACGCGGATCTGTTCGCATCGAAGCTCGACGAGGTAGCCGCGACGGCAACGTCGATCGTCGTCGCGATCAACTCGATGGGTGGTGACGTGTTCGACGCCTTCACGATCTACAACGCGCTGCGTCGGCATGCCGGCAAGGTGACGGGCCGCGTCGACGGCGTTGCCGCGTCGGCCGCATCGCTGATCCTGATGGCTTGCGACACGATCGTGATGCCGTCGAACGCGATGCTGATGATTCACAACCCGCACACGGTCGCGGCCGGGGAGGCCGAGGATTTTCGTCGTCTCGCGGATTTGCTCGACAGCACGGGGGCGAACATTCTCGCGGCATACGTCCAGCGCAGCGGTCTGTCGGATGACGACGTGCGCGCGATGATGAATGCGGAGACCTGGCTGACGGCATCGCAGGCGAAGGAGCAGGGGTTCTGCGACTCGATCGAGGAGCCGATCAGCATCGCCGCGTACGCGGGCGCTGCGCGGCTCGCTGCGCGCTTCTCGGCGGTGCCGGCCGAGATCCGGGCGGTGCTGGAGGACGACGGCGAGGTGCCGCCGCCGAATCCGCAACCGAATCCGCCGGCCGATCCTGCGCCGCCGCCGTTGGCGACGCCGGACGTGACGGCGCTCGCGTCGCACGTGTATGCCGCGTGCCGTGATGCGCGGATCGAGCACTGCGCCGAGGGCATCGTGCTGGCGACGGGCCTGCGCGACCGCGCGACGGTTGACGCCGCGATCCGCAGCGCGCAGGACATCGCGGGCATCTGTCTGGCCGCGAGCCTGACCGAGCTGACGGCCGGCTTCGTCGCGGACGGCTTGACGCCCGATCAGGTTCGCGCACGGCTGTTCGAGCGCGTGACGGCGTCGCAGTCGAGCGTCACCAACCGTCCCGCACCGGGGGCACCCAACACGCCGCAGGTCGACGCGCGTGCGCCGCGTGCGGCATCCATCTACGCCGCTCGCAAGGGCGGCAAGTAACTTTGACGTAACCCGAGGAGGGGAATCACATGTCGAACGTGAAGCAACAGGGCGTGTTGCCGGCTGAATTTCTTGTGTCGGAGGGCAACGGGCAGATCTCCCGCGAGCACATCGTCGTCAAGGCGGGTCCGGCGCTGCCGGCCGGCCAGGTGCTCGGCGTGACCGGCACCGGCGAATATGCGCCGTACCTGAACACGGCGAACGACGGCTCGGAAGTCGCAGTGGCCATCCTGTATGCGCCGCTGGCGGCGTCCGATGCGTCGCGCCCGGCAACGGGCATCGTGCGGCTCGCCGAGGTGATCGGCGGCATGCTCACGGGTCTGGACGCTGCCGGCCGTACCGACCTCGCCGAGCGCCACGTAATCATCCGCTGAACGAGATTCACGTCTTCGAAGGCCACGCAACGCGCGTGGCCTTTTTTGTATCCATTTTCCTGTTGGAGGTTGTATGGCGGACATCGCCCTGTTTCAAGACGATGCGTTCTCGCTGTCGTCCCTGAGTGCGGCAATCAACGAACAGCCGTATGTGCCCGGCCGGATCGGCACGCTCGGCCTGTTCGAGGAGGACGGCATCACGACGACGACGGTACAGATCGAGCGCGACGGCGACACGCTCGCGCTCGTCGCGGCCGGCGAGCGTGGTTCGCCGGCCGCCGTTGTGGGCGGCAGCAAGCGCAACATGATCCCGTTCAATACCGTGCACTTGCCGCAACGTGCGGTGATCAAGGCGGACGAGATTCAGAACCTGCGCGCGTTCGGTTCGGAAACCGAGCTGGAGGCGCTGCAGACCGTGGTGAATCGCCGGCTCGCGAAGATGCGCCGGCAGCTCGACGCGACGCACGAATTCCACCGGATTGGCGCGATCAAGGGCGCAGTGCTGGACGCGGACGGCAAGACGATGTTGATCGACCTGCTGAAGTACTTCGGTATCGAGCAGACGGTGATCCCGTTCGAACTGGACGCGGCCGGCACGGAAATCCGTCAGAAGTGCCAACTCGTGCAGGACGCGATCGAAGACGCGCTCGGCGCGACGACATACACGGGAGTGCGCGTGCTCTGCGGCCGGACGTTCTGGAACAAGCTGATCGTCCTCAAGACCGTGAAGGAAACGTATCTCGCGACCGCGATGGCGGCGTCGCTGCGCGGCGACACGCGCGACGCGTTCGATATCGGCGGGTGCACGTTCGAACGCTATCGTGGCCGAGTCGGTGACGTGGGTTATGTCGCGGACAATGAGGCGCATGCAGTGCCCGAAGGGGTGCCGGATCTGTTCATCACGCGCTTCGCGCCGGCCGACTACGTCGAGGCAGTCAACACGACCGGTCTGCCGTACTACGCGAAGCAGGAGCTGATGGACTTCGGCAAGGGCGTCGAGATCGAGGCGCAGTCGAACCCGATCCACCTGTGCACGCGCCCGAAGGCGATCGTCAAGCTGAAGGCGTGACATGGCGTTCCGGGATCTGGTCGCGGACGTCGACTCGGCCGTGCTGCGCGATCTCGGCGACGCGGATATCACGATCGACGGCCGGCCCGTCGACGGCATGTTCGCGTCGCCGTGGCTCGGGCCGGATCTCGGCAGCCAGCGCACGCAGTTGGTCGCGCCCGTGTTTCATCTGCGGGATCGTGATGCCGTCGATGTTCGGCAAGGCAGCATCTTGGTCGCGAGCGGCGAACGGTATCGCGTGCTCGAGGCGCATCCGGACGGCACGGGCTGGACAATCCTCGTACTCCAGTAGCGCGTATGGACGACATAAAAATCGAGATCAACATCAGCGAGGTGACGGCCGTTTTGCACGGGCTGTCACCGAACGCGATGCGGGCCGCGTGGCGGCGCACGTTGCGCAAGACGGCAGGGTGGATCAAGAGCCAGACCGCGAAGGAAGTCGGGGCGGCAACGAAGATCCCGCAAAAGGTGATTCGACGCCGGCTCTACTTCTTCCTGCGGTCGGCCGACACGGGCAAGGTGTGGCTCGGCCTGAATCCGATCGAGGCGCACCGGCTCGGTAACGCGATGAGAACCCGTAAGGGTATGCGGGTGGGACGCCAGTCGTTCGAGGGCGCGTGGCGGCAGACGAAGCTGAAGCCGGACGGCCCGATCTACGAGCGCGTCGGCAAGGAACGCATGCCGTACCGGATGGTGACGGTTCAATGGCAGCAGACGGGTGATCCGGCATTTCGTCGTGCCGCGCAAGCGTGTGAGGACCGGCTGATGACGATTCTCCGTCAGGAAGTGAACTACGAACTACTGAAGGCGATACGACGTGCTTGAGAACCTGAAACAGATACACGACGCGATCGAACAGGGGCTGCGCAGCAAACTGCCGGCGATGAAGCGGATCGAGGCGTACCCGCGTCTCGGTCAGAAGATCGAAACGCCGTTGATCGCGATCGAACTGAGCGAGCTGGAACCCGGTCATGACGACGGAACTGATGACGTGCCGCTGATCGCGCGCATGCAGGCGCGCATCGTGTTCGATCCGATCGACGAGGGTGCGGAGCTGGCCGTGCGCGAGGTCGCGGCCCGCGTCGCGATGGCGGTGCACATGCAGACGTGGGATCTGCCAATCACGCCCGGCAAGGTGGTGCAGGTTGCGGAGGATCCGTTCCGGCCGCAGCTCGACACGTATTGCGTGTGGCTCGTCGAATGGACGCACGAATTCGGTCTCGGCATGGCGCTGGGCGAGATCCCGGACGGGCCGATGATTCTGTGGGGCGTCGATCCCGACGTTGGCCCCGGCAGTGAAGGGCAGTATTGGGATCCGGCGGATGAACAGGGGGCAGGTGCATGAGCGATTACGAGCTGGGCGAGATCGATCGCCGTATGGCGTGCATGGTGCAGCACGGCACCGTCGAGGGCGTCACCTACCAGCCGCCGATGTGCCGCGTTCGCATCGGCGCTTGGGTCAGCGACTGGATGCCGTGGAAGACGGCTGCTGCGGGCGCAGTGCGCTTCTGGCGCCCGCCGTCCGTGGGCGAGCAGGCAACGATGGTCGCGCCGTCCGGCGATCTGGCCGGCGCATATGCGATACCGGGCTACTACTCGGACCAGCACGGCGGCTCGGCGCGGACCAGTCCGGCCGAAACCGCGTGGGACTATCCGGACGGCGCGTCGGAGGTGTACGACCACGAGAAACACGAATACCGCGTTGATGTGCCGGCCGGCGGCAGGATCGTGTTTCGCATCGGCGGCACTGAGCTGGAGCTGCGCGCGGACGGCGTGACGCTGCGCACGCAGCAGCTGCTCGGCGAGATCCCGGATTCGACGTTCACCGGGAACACGACGACAGAGAAGCTGCTGACGTTCAACGGCGGGATGCAGGGCAAGGGCGGCGTTGCTGACGGCCCGGCTGTCCAGGTGAACGGCGGTGCACGCTATACGGGCGACGTCGATATCGGCGGCAAATCGTTCCTGCGGCACTCGCACATGGAGCGGGGCGACGGTGCGCCGGTATCGCCGCCGCTGTAACGAGTCCATTCGCAAAGTCACTTTGCCCCGCTTCTGCGGGGCTTCGTTTTTTGGGGATCACAGATGGCAAAAGACAATGCGCAGGCTGCAACTCGCGATGCACCGACCCGCGCGACGTATCTCGACACGAAGTTCCGCAGTCGCGTGATCGTGTTTCCGGACGGCGACGTGCTGCATGTTACTGCCGGCGAAGTCGTCGCGACGACCGCCGCGCATATCGCCTATCTCGACGCGAATGCGGATTACAAGCGGCTCGAGGAGCGCGGATGAGCAGGTCCGGATCGCTGGTCGGCATGGACAGGTGGACCGGGCAGCCGATCAGCGGTGTCCCGCACCTAATACAGAGCATTGCCGACATTCTCGGCACGCGCAAGGGAAGCCGCCGCGAGCGTCCTGAGTACGGATCGGACATCCCGCTGATGGTCGACCTTCCGATTACGCGCGGATGGGTGTCTGCCGCGCAAGCCGAGGCTGCGCGTGCGATCGGACGATGGGAGCCGCGCATCAGGCTCGCGCAGGTCAAGGTGCTGTCGGTGGTCGACGGCAAGGTGACGTTTGCGATTCGCGGCGAGTACGACGGCGCGGCCGTTGAAATCGAGGTGCCAACATGACGATCATCGATCTTGCTTCGCTGGACCCGCCCGATCTTGTCGAGCTGCTCGACTTCGAGGCGGTGTACCAAATGAAGCTTGAGCATTTCAAGGCGATCTATCCGGACTGGACGGCCGCGCTGGAATCGGATCCGGTGGTGAAGTTGCTCGAGCTGGCGGCTTACGAGGAGATTCGTTTCCGCACGCGCGTGAACGACGCGGCACGGGCGGCGATGCTCGCTTTCGCGACGGGTGCCGACCTGGAGCATTTGGCGTTGCTGTTGGACACTGAGCGGGCGGTGGTCGATCCGGGTGACCCGAATGCTGACCCGCCGATTCCGCAGCGAATGGAGTCGGACGAGCGCTTGAAGCTTCGCGCCCAATTGTCGCCTGAGCGGGCAACCGTTGCCGGACCGTTTGCCGCGTACCGGTCGCTCGCGATGGACGCATCGGCCGACGTGCTCGACGTCGCGGTGGATCGACCCGAACCGGGAACGGTGCGGCTGACCGTCATGTCAGCGAAGGGTGACGGCGTGCCGGATCAGGCGCTGATCGACATCGTCCGCGCGAAGGTCTCGCCGGAGACGGTGCGTCCGCTTAACGATACGGTGCTGGTCGAGCCTGCGATCAAGATCGAGTACGCGATCGATGCGCTGATCTATGTCGGAAGCGGTCCGGATCCTAAAGTGGTTCGCGACGCGCGGCGCAAGGTACTCGACGGCGTCGTCGCGAAATCGCGTCGGCTGCGTGCTGGCATGCCGCGATCCGCGATCGAAGGGGCACTGCATGCACCGGATAGCGGTGTGACGGGTCTCGATTTGTCGACGCCCGTCGACAACGTCGTGTGCGGCCCGCGCGAGTTTGCGCACTGCACGGGCATTCGTGTCGAGGTGAAGGCCGATGAAGCGTGAGCCGCTACTTCCGGCGAATCAGACGCCGCTTGAAGCCGCGCTCGCGCAGGTGATGCGGCCGAGCGTGGATCCCGAGATCCTGCGCACGTTGTGGGATGCCGATCGCTGCCCGGTCGCGTGGCTGCCGTGGCTTGCGTGGGCGCTTGCCGTCGACGGTTGGGAGCTTGCGGAGTCGGAGGACGCACGACGCGCGCTGATCAAGGGGTCGATGGCGCTGCATCGGAAGAAGGGGACGCCGTGGGCGGTTCGCGAGGTGATTCGTCGGTTCGGCTTTGGTGAGGTGACGATCATCGAGGGCCGCAGCGGTCGCCGTCGTGACGGCACGATCGTGCGGAACGGGGAGCAGGTGCACGGCAAGGCGAGCGCGTGGGCCGAGTACATCGTGAAGCTCGATCAGCACATCACGCGCGATCAGGCTGACCGGCTATGGAAGGCGATCGAGCGATACGCGCCCGCGCGCAGTCAGCTTGTATCGCTCGATTACTCCGCCGTGCCGATCCGCCATAACGGTGTCGCGCGGCGAGATGGACAGTACAGCAGAGGGAGCATTGCATGAGCAATCTCATTGAAAGTGACCGTTGGGAAGAGGGTATTTACCAGCTCGAGACGTCGGATCCGGTCATCGGTGGTCCGGACGGCGTCGACAACTTGCAGGCGAAGCAGCTCGCAAACCGGACGCGGTTCCTCAAGAGGTTGGTTGAGGGCGGGCAAAGTAACTTGGACGCGCACGCGAACGCGGCCGATCCGCACCCGCAATACGCGACAAAAGCTGACCTCGCACAGCGGCTTGCCGAGTTGGTCGGGCAGTCGCCCGCCGCGCTCGATACGCTGAAGGAACTGGCGGAGGCGCTCGGCAACGATCCGAATTTCGCGACGACCATCACGAATGAGCTTGCGAAGAAGGCGGCGATCGATTCGCCGGCTTTCGCGGGGACGCCGAAGGGGCCGACGCCGCCGCAATTCGACAGCAGTGACAGGCTGGCGTCGACGGGATTTGTGCAGCGTGCGCTCGGCAATATGCAGACCGGCGTGCGGATTCAGTCTGCCGCAAATGCCATCTTTTCGGCATCGCACGCGGGCGGTTCTTATACGCTCGAAGTTGCGTCCACGACTTACGCACTCCCGTCGCTTGCGTCGGTAAAGCCCGGCGCGACATTCGAATTTCTCGCGACGGTAAACGCCGCGACGGTTGCGACGGCAGGGGCCGACAAGATGATGACCGGTTCGCTTGTATCGTCGTCGACGTGTGTGCTGAACAACGGCGATACGGCGAAATTCGTGTCGGACGGCACCTACTGGGTACTTGTCAGCGGATCGGCTGCTTTGCGCTTATCGCTGGGGGATTTTGGAAACTCGCTCAGCGCAAACGGTTACCAAAAGCTACCGAGTGGCCTGATCTTGCAATGGGGCACCGTCTTAACCAGCAATTCGGGGGCGGGCAGCGTTGCGTTTCCGATTGCATTTCCGAATCAGCAACTCGGCGCGGTGGCCACCATCAATGCGGCGATGACTACAGGGCTTGTTTCAACATACAACTACGGCAAGACCGGCATGAGCGTTGGCACCAGGGACTACCAAACGGGATCGGGAGTCATCGCGGCAGTTACTTACTTTGCATGGGGATTCTGAAGATGGGCCAGAAGCTCGCAGCGTACGACGCACAGGGCAACATTGTTGCCTTCTACGATACTGCCGACAGTCCTGCACCGCTGGGTGTGCCTGTAGTCGACATCAGCGATGGGCAATGGCTCGATCTCGTCAATGCGCAGTCGGTCGGCAAGCGCCTAGTCGTTGATGGTACCGGTAAGCCTGTTTCGCTTGATCCACCGCCACCGACACGCGCAGAGCTTGCAAGCGTCAAGCGCGCGGAACGAGACGCAGCGCTCGGTGCGACCGACTGGCTTGTCGCGCGACATCAGGACGAAAAGCTGCTTGGTAACGGGACGACGCTTTCAGCTGACCAGTTCGTCATGCTGCTCGGGTATCGACAGTCGCTGCGCGAGTGCAGTGGGATGCCGAACTGGCCCGATGTCACGCTGCCATCACCACCGCCGTTTGTCAGCGAACAGGGCATCGCGCCCGCCTGACGCGCGCTTTCAATCATTCGCAATGCAGGGCCGCTCGATGAGCGGCCTTTTTATTTGTGGCTTTCTCGGAGATCTGAATGGCTGCTACTTCATTCTTTCACGGCGTGACCACCGTGCTGGTCGACACCGGCCCGCGCACGATCGCGGTGCCGTCGACGTCTGTCGTCGGCATCGTTGACACTTACACGCCGGGCGTGGGTCTCGTCGCACCCAACGTGCCTGTCCGCATCACGAACGAATACGACGCGGTCGCCGCATTCGGCGAGACGAGCGCGATCACTCGATCGATTCAAGGCATCTATAAGCAGAGCAAGACGGTCGTGGTCGCAGTCGGCGTCGCTGCCAATCAGGACGACGCCGAGCTGACGTCGGCCGTGATCGGCGGCGTCACTGCCGGCGGCGCACGTACCGGCATGCAGGCGCTCGTCGACGGCAAATCGCTGTTCGATCTCCAACCGCGGTTGCTCATCGCACCTGGACACACGGCCAAGCAGCCGGTCGCGACGGCGGCGGATTCTCTCGCTGCGAAGCTGCGCGCGATCGCGATCATCGACGGTCCGAACAAGACCGACGAAGACGCAATCGCGTACGCGAAGAACTTCGGCAGCAAGCGCCTGTACATGGTCGATCCCGGCGTGCGGTATTGGGACACGGCAGCGAACGCCGACGTCGACGCGCCGGCATCGGCATACGCGGCCGGCCTGTTCTGTCAGACCGACGCGGCGATCGGCTTCTGGGCGTCGCCGTCGAACAAGGAGATCGTCGGCATCAGCGGCACGAAGCGCCCGATCGAATTTCTCGACGGCGACGAGACGTGCCGCGCGAACCTGCTGAACAACTCGAAGATCACGACGATCATTCGCGATGGCGGTTATCGACTGTGGGGCAACCGCACGCTGTCGGCGGATCCGAAATGGGCGTTCGTGACGCGGGTGCGGACGCTCGACATCGTCATGGACGCCGTGCAGGCTGGTCACAAGTGGGCGATCGATCGCGGCATCACGGCGACGTACGTGAAGGACGTGACCGAGGGCTTGCAGGCGTTCATGCGCGATCTGCGGGGGCAGGGCGCGATCATCAACTTCGAGGTCTACCCGGATCCGCAGCTCAACACGGCATCGCAGCTCGAGCAGGGCAAGGTGTACTGGAATATCCGGTTCACCGATGTTCCGCCGGCTGAAAACCCGATCTTCCGCTTCGAGGTCACGAATCAGTGGCTGACGGAAGTGCTCGACACGCAATCGTAAGAGGTGACACATGGTTCCGGAAACACTGAACAACATGGCGTTGTACGTCGACGGGCGCGGCTTCGCAGGCCGCTCGCCGGAAGTCAATCCGCCGAAGCTGAAGCTCAAGACCGAGGACTACCGCGCGGGCGGGATGGATGCCCCGATCAAGGTCGATCAAGGGATGGAAGCCTTGCAAGCCAGCTTCTCCATGGGAAGCCTCGAGCGCGATGTGCTGAAGTTCTTCGGGCTGGCCGATGGAAATGCGTTCAATGGCACGTTTCGTGGCGCGTTTCGCGACACGAAGGGCAAAGTGAAGGCGGTGGCGGCCATCATGCGCGGGATGCTGTCCGAATACGATCCCGGCAGTTGGAAGCCCGGCGATAAATCGGAGGTCAAGTACACGGTGGAGCTGAGCTACTACAAGATGGAAATCGACGGCGCGGTGGTTCATGAATTCGACGTGCTGAACATGATCCGCGTGGTCGATGGAGTCGACCAGTTGGCCGACGTGCGCAAGGCACTCGGCATGTGACGCCGGCTGGCGTGACGGCCAAAGTTACTTTTCAACAATCCACGGGGCGGCCATGCGGTCGCCCCGTTTCATTTGAGGCACACGATGGAAACAACCAAGATCAAGTTGCGGTATCCGGTCAAATTCGACGGTGTGGTTCGCGACGAACTGGTGATGCGCCGGCCGAAGGTGCGCGATGTTCGCACCGCGAGCAAGCAGGCGGGCGGCGACGACGCGCAAGAGGAAATCATCCTGTTCGCGCTGCTCGCGGATGTGGCTCCCGACGACATGGAAGCGATGGACATGGCCGATTACGAGGCTATGCAGCGTGCATACAGCTCCTTTCGATCCGCTCGCCCGGCTTCCAATCGCGACCGTGAAGGCGTTGGCAAAACGGATGATGCGGGAGTTCAGCGCGACGCCGCAGTCGGTTGACGACATGACGCTCGACGATGTGGTGTGGTGGCTAACAGACTGAGCAGTGATTGAGCGGAGGCCGACATGGCACGGGATATTTCACTTGGCATCGTGATCGGCGGTGCCGTGTCGGCGACGCTTGGCAGGGCGCTCGCTGACACAAGCTCGCGGATCGCAGGGTTGCGCAGGGCCGCGACCGAGCGCGGCATGTGGCAACGGCAGATTGGCGAGACCATTCGGCTGCAGGCCGAGTTTCGCCGGCTGCACCTGGCCGGCGATAGCGCAGCTGAAGGGATCCGGCGCAGGCTGGAAACGAACCTGAACGCGCTGCGTGCGGCCGGGTTCGAGGTGGATCGGCTCGATCGGGCGTACGCGCGACTCGGACGCACGATTCGCGGGCTGGAACTGCGTGCGCGCGGGCATGAACGGTTTAATGCGGGTATGGATGGCATGCGCAATGCCGCCGCCGACTCGGCGAAGCTCGGGGCGGCTGTCGCAATTCCGGCCGTCGTGTCCGCGCAATATCAGGCGATCATCCGCGATATTGCGATCAAGGCGGGCATCGCGCGCACGGCGCAGGAAAGCGCGATGTCGGATCGGATCCGACGCGACGCGCTGGCGAACGGGATGAACCGCAACGAGCTGGCCGATGCGGTCAACCAGATGGTTGCGGGCGGGATGGACGTCGATCGCGCGCTCAACTTCGGACCGGCCGTTGCGAAATTCTCGATCGGTCAGGGAGCGTCGAGCGTCGAAACCGCGCAGATGATTCAGGCGCTGCAGCAGAACGCGAACATCACCGATCCCAAGGCGATGATGAAGGCGCTCGAGGCGATCGCCTACCTCGGGAAGGAGGGTTCGTTTGAATCGGCCGACATGGCGCGGTGGTTCCCGGTGCTGCTGGCGGAAATGAAGAAGATCGGTATCACTGGGCAGGATTCCGTGACGCAGCTCGGCGCGATGCTGCAGGTCCAGATGAAGACGGCGGGCAATGCCGACGAGGCGGCGAACAACCTGAAGAACTGGTTCTCGAAGATCGGTTCGGGAGAAACCGCGAACAACTACAAGAAAGCCGGCGTCGATTACGAGGCCAAGATGAAGGAGGCGATCGGCAAGGGTTGGTCGACGCTCGAGGCATCGTTCGTGCTCGCGCGGGCGTACATCGAGCGTGTCGATCCGAAGAAGGCCGCGCAGCTTGCGGCTGTGGCGAAGCAACTGAACACGGAGCTGGATCCGGCGAAGCGGCAGGCGCAGATGCGGGCCTTCGAGGACACGATGAAGACCGGCGACCTGTTCAATGACATGCAGGTCAAGGCCGCGTTGACCGCCTATATGCAGAACGCCGAGCTGTATCAGAACCTGAAGCGCAATGGGGCGCAGGCAAGCGGCGAAATCGAAAAGGATCTCGCCGACCGGCGAGCGACCTCGAAGCAGATCTGGAGCGAGGTGCTGCAGCAGTGGGACGACGCGATGCGCAGCATTGGCGACGCCCTGCGGCCGATTACGGATCTCGCCGGCAAGGGGGCAAAGAAGGCCGGCGAGAAGGTTCACGAAGCGGTCGATGCGTCGCCCAAGACGGCTGCTGCTGTCGTGGGCGTCATCGGTGCTGCGGTCGCGTATCGCGGAGCGCGTGCGGTGGGGAACATCGGTCGAGGCCTGTTCGACATGGCGCGCGGGCGCTGGCTCTCTCGCGGCACCAGAGTGCGGCCCGGTGGTGGCGGAGCGGGCGGTGGAGGTGGCGGTCCCGGGTTCGACCCGTTGGGCGGGGCGGCCGGCGGTGTCCAGCGCGTGTTCGTCGTCAACTTCCCGGGTGGCGGAGGGGCGGGTGGCCCGGGAGATTTTGGCGGTGGCGGTCCCGGAGGTGGTCCTGGGGGCGGGCCGCCGGGTCCGCCACCTCCTCCGCCGCGTGGCCGCTGGGGGCGAGCACTCGCGGCGCTACGTCGCGTCGCCGGACGCATTGCGCCGTACGCCGGGAAGATCGCCATTGCCGCCACCCTGCTGAAGATCGGATTGGCCGCGAAGAACGCATACGCGGTTGCGCAGGGCGACGACACGACCGCGCACAAGGTCGAGGGGTTCGCGGGTATCGGTGGCAGTCTGGCTGGCGGCTTTGCCGGCGCAAAGCTCGGCGCGGGGATCGGTATGTTCGCGGGTGGTCCGATCGGCGCAGCGGTTGGCGGTGTCGTGGGCGGTGCAATCGGTACGTTCGCCGGGCAAAAGTTATTTGCCACTCTCGCGCGGTGGACGATGGGGAAGAAGGACGAGGAGAGCGACGCAGCCAAGGCGGCGGCGAAGGCGGCGTCGGCGGCGAATCCGGATTCGCCGCAGGCCCGGCCGTTCAAGGTGGAACAGCAGAATCAGTTCTCGCCGACATTCAACGTCAAGGTGGAAGGCGTTGCCGACGCTCAGATCGCGGACAAGCTGCTCGCGCAGCTCAATCCGCAGCTCCAGCGGGCCATGTCGGAGTCGCTTGAGAAGAGCAATCGGTCGGCGATGTTTGACGCGCCGCATCTGTAAGGGGAAATCGCATGGATTTTGTATCGAGCGTGACGAAGGCGGCGACGCAGGCGAGCATCGCGTCCGAGCGCGTGCGTCAGGTGGTTCGCGTGTTCGACCGGAACCGTGCAGCGAGTCAGAACACCGTCGCCGTGTTGACGAAGCTGGCCACGGGAAACCTCAAGTCGGCAGCGGAACTGCTGTCAGGCGCCACCAGTTTGCTGTCCGTGGCCGGCGACCTGAGTCCGAAGATCGGCACAGTGCTGCGCAGTTTTTCGGCGACGGGCGCGGCAGTGAACAACGTGCTCAAGATGGTGGGTGCGCTGAATCACCCCCTGATCCGGTCGGCTGCAAAGAGCGTCATGGGTGCGTTGAAGGGCGTGCAGACGCAGTTCACTGCGTTGGTCGGCGAGAAGACGATGGGGGCGCTGAAGTCGTTCGCGAAGACGGCCGGTCTCGGCTCGGTTTTCTCTGGCCTGTTTGATGGCGCAAAGTCTTCTACCCCTCATCTGCTGACGCTGTCGGTGGATGACGGCGTCTCGTTCCATTTCGGCTTGTCGACTGCGGCGTTCGACAAGCTGCGGCGCTCGACCCGTTACAAGGTCGCGTCGCAAGAGCGCCTGAACCGTGAGGAGGCAGCGCAAGCGGTGAGCCAAGGGGGCGAGACGATCACGCTGTCCGGCGTCGTGTTTCCGGCGCTCGGCGCAGGATTTCGACAGGTCGAAACGCTGCGCGCGATCGGCGCGAAGATGAAGCCGGTGCTGCTCACGGCCGGCACGGGCGACGTGCTCGGCCGCTGGTATCTGCAGGGCGTCGACGAGGAACAGGAGGCGATCATGTCGGATGGTGCGCCTCGCAAACAAACCTACAGTCTGGAGTTTGTCCGCTATGGCGAAGACGCTCAGAACCTCTGACGGGGACGTGCTCGACACGCTCTGCTACCAGCATTACGGAACGCTGTCCGGCACCGTCGAGGCGGTCTACGAGGCGAATCCGGGGCTGGCGCGAGAAGCGCAACCATTCAGATCCGGTGTGCTGATCGTGATGCCGGACCTCGAGGTGCCGCGCGACGAGCCGATTCAGTTGTGGTCGTGAGGGAGGAGCAATGCGAGCTATTTTCCAGATCGTCGCGAACGGCGACGACATCACACGCGTGATTCAGGACCGCGTGCTGCGGATCCAGACGACTGACAAACCCGGCCTCGAGGCGGACGATTGCGAGATCGAGCTGGACGACCGCGACGGCAAGGTGCGTTTTCCCCCGAAAGGCGCAACGCTGAAGGTCTCGCTCGGTTGGGAGGGGCGGGGCTTGTCGATGCTCGGCGAGTACGCGATCGACGAGATCGTGCTGCGCGGGCCGCCGGCAACGATGGTCATTCGCGGTAAGCCGGCGAACATGCGGGCGACGTCAAAGACACATCGCTACGGCGGCTGGACGAACGTCAAGCTGGCCGACATCGTCGGCGACGTCGCGCGTCGCAACAAGTGGGCGGCCGCGTGTTCGTTCGAGGCCGTCGTGCCGCGTGCGGATCAGTTCGGCGAAAGCGACCTGCACTTCATCACGCGCATCGCGAGGCAGTACGGTGCGACCGCGACGGTGAAGGCGGGCAAACTGATCGTCGGGCCGATCGGCGGCGGCAAGAGCGCGAGCGGCAAAGCGCTGCCGTCGATCGAGCTGACGCCGGCGGATCTCGCCGATTACGAGATCACGTTTCCGGACCGGGCGAGCTTCGTCGCAGTGCGGGCGAAGGTGCACAACGCGAAGACCGGGAAAAAGATCGATCTCACGATCCCGAATCCGGATGCGCCGCCAGGTGCTGCAGCCGTTCATACCGAGCGCCATTCGTACGCCAGTCCGGAGGCCGCGAAGGCGGCGGCGAAATCCCGGCTCGAGAAGCTGAACCGCCATACTGCGAAGAGCGTCCTGCGCATGCGCGGCCGGACGGATATCGCGGCCGAGAAGACGGTGAAGCTGAAAGGCTTCAAGCAGGAGGCCGACGGTGAGTTTCTGGTCGAGTCGGTGAAGCACACGTACGCCGGCCGCAGTTGGGAGACGTCGGTGGAACTGAACGCGGGCAACAAGGGGAAGGCGAAGGCCGGTCACGGCAAGAAGCCGAAGAAGAAGATTGATCTGGTCGTGCCGGCACCGCAGAAGTAACACACGTGTCGGTCGTTTTTAGCAGCCGCCTCGAGGCAACTCGGGCGGCTTTTCTTTTTTCAACGGGGGTGGGATGCAAGACCACGAAAAGACGATCTTGGAGCTGATCGTCATGGGCGGACTGATTGGCATCGCGAAGGTGCTGGTCGGGGGCGAGCAACTGACATTTCGGCTCGTTGCCGGTCGGGCAATGTTGGGCTCGGCGACATCGATGGTTGCCGGTATCGCGCTGCTGCAGATCCCGGATCTGCCGCCGATCGCACTGCTCGGCCTCGGGAGCGCGCTCGGCATCATCGGATCGCAGTACCTAGAGGTGCTGCTGCGTCGGAACGCGAAGCGCCTGTTCGGGGAGAAGTGACGATGGCACGAATCGATATCGCCGCGGCTGGCGGCAAGAACCGCGTTGCGTTCCTCGACATGATTGCAGTGAGCGAAATTGGCTCGGCGCTGCTCGCGAAGTCGGACGACGGCTACAACGTGCTGGTCGGTTCGACGGCGAGCCGGCCGCTGCTGTTCACGAGCTATGCCGCGCATCCGAACGTGCTGAATCGGCAGATCTCGGTGCCGTCGACGGCGGCCGGTCGCTATCAGATCCTCAATCGGTGGTGGCGCATCTATCAGGCTCAGATGAAGCTGCCTGATTTCGGACCGGTCTCACAGGACCGATACGCGCTGCAGCAACTGCGCGAGCACGGTGCGCTACCGCTGATCGACGCCGGCCGGTTTCGTGAGGCCGTCGCGAAGGTGTCGAACGTGTGGGCTAGCTTGCCGGGTGCCGGATACGGTCAGCATGAAAACCAGATCGAGCATCTGCTGGCGGCGTATCAGGCAGCTGGCGGGGAGGTCGCATGAGCTGGATCGATCCGCGTATCTGGCTGGTCGTGATCGCCGGCGTCGTCGCCGGCTCGGCCGGCGGCTATTTCAAGGGACACCGGGACGCCGACCAGTCGGCCAAGGTTGCGGTGCAGGCGAAGCAGATCGCCGAGCTGGCGGCCGAGCGTGATGAATATCGCCGCCAATCGGCGGCACAACAGGAGATCGCAACCCATGCTGCGAAAGAACGTGATCGGGCGCGCGTTGATGCCGCCGCTGCTGCTTCTGCTGCTGACGGCCTGCGCAGACAGGTCGCCGCGCTCGTCGCCGGTATTCGCCGTTCCCCCGCTCCGGCCGGAGGCTCGTCAGCCGGCGACGCCCTCGATCTGCTCGCCGACGTGCTCGGCCGGGTTGATGCGCGAGCGGGAGAACTGGCAACGATCGCTGACGAGCGAGGCATCGCCGGCCAGCAGTGCGAACGCAGCTACGACGCGCTGATGGGCGAGACGCGAATCGATCTGCCGCGATAGTGCGGCATGCGAGGCCGGACGGCCTCGAGAGAAACAGGGCGACCGGAGGGCGTGCGGGAACACGCTCGTATAGTGAGCGGGGATGTGGGGCTTCCTGTATTACGGAAAAACCTTTTCGGCTGATACCATTTGTCCATTTTTTGTCAAAGGCGGAACGGCATCTTTGAGCCAACAGATTCCTCCGGGCTTGTCGTTATGCATGACGAAAGTCATTGCCTTGCAGCGATCTTCCTTTTCGCAAAGCATCGAGCATTCGCCAGCTGTGTTCACTTCGGGCCTGTCGATATTTTCAATATCGCTCCCCTGATAGTTTTGCCCCCATCTCAATTGACCCATATAGGGCGGCGGGAATATCCATCTCGAAAGTGACGGACTCCACCAGGGTGCACTTCCCGCACTGATGAGCGCGACTAAGACTGGAATGGCAACCTTCCAAAATACCCCTGTCGACGAATTGTCAGCCTTGCTATCCATAAAGTTACCTTGGCAGTCCAGATACACAGTTCTCCGAGCGAGCCGGCACCCAAAAGGAGCACGCCACCGGAGGCAAGTCATTACCCATACATCGCCTTCAACCCTGGAGGAGATGCCATCCGACAAACGGCTTGTCTAGGTGCCCTTGGTTGAGATAGATCTTGCCGTCGCGCCCCCTCACCATCACGAACAGATAATTGCCGACCAAGGCGACGGCCGGCGCAGTGTCAGTCCGCACACTGCCTGTAACTTCGTTCCAGTGGCCAGATTGGCCGAGCACCCACCAGTTATAGAAGATGCGCCCATCCGGTCGCGCGGCGACTGCAACGGAAACGTTTCCTGCCGACGCTGCCCCAGGCGCTACGTTGGACTGGAAGCCCATCGATTGCCACCCCGCGGACGGACGGCCAAGTTCACCCTGATTCAGGTAAAGCGTGTTATCGAGGCCTTTGACTATTACGAACAGATAATTGCCGACCAAGGCGGCCGCCGGGGCAGCGTCGGTTCGCATGGTGTCCGCGGGTTCATACCAGTGCCCAGCGTGGCCGAGCGTCCACCAGTTATAGGAGATGTGCCCATCCGGTCGTGCGGCAACTGCAACGGAAACGTTTCCTGCCGATGCTGCCCCAGGCGCTACGTTGGACTGGAAGCCCATCGATTGCCACCCCACGAATGGATGGCCAAGCTCACCCTGATTTAGATAGAGTGTGTTATTGGGGCCTTTTATTACCACGAACAGATAATTGCCGATCAAGGCGGCCGCCGGGGACGCGTCAGTCCGCATATTGTCCGCGAGTTCATACCAATGTCCGGCCTGGCCGAGCGTCCACCAGTTGTAGACGATGTGTCCATTCGGCTCTGCGGCAATTGCAACGGAAACGTTTCCAGCCGATGCGGCGCCCGGCGCGACGTCGGTTATAGGAGTAAAACCTAAGGTCAGCGTCGCAATCAACGTTGCGAGGAGTCCGGTTCTACACAACTTCCATGCGCGCTCGAAGTCTTCATGTATGACGGGCGAAATCTTCATGGGAATCTCCATCCTGATTAAGCGTCGGTGTCTCCGCATAAATCGAATGACACTTAGCTTTTGCCATAACTGAATTAGATACAGAATTCGCTGTTCAACGCGCCATCTTAAAAATTTGAAATGGTGCGTTGGTGTGGCGGCCGCTTTTGCGCCCGACGTGCGAATTATTAGCAAGAGTCGCGCCACACGGGTTTGGCCGTTACCTAGCCGAGTTTTGTGAAATGGCGAGTCAGGCAGAAATCGAAAAACGATTCATTCTTGATACAAGGTGGAAGGAAGTTTTCAATGAAAATTCAGAGCACATGTGTGCCATTGTGTCTGTGGGAATTTCGTCAACTTACATCGGCTGATTCGGAACCACTCGGACTCTTTTAACGAAGTGTCGTCGGCGCGGATCACCGCGCCGGTTTCGTCAGATGTCCGCGTATCGCGGCAGAAGATCCTGGTCGACGAGCCGGATCTCGATACGGTTGGCAACCTCGACGTGTTCGGAGTTGTCCACTGAAAAAACGGCATCTGGGATGCTCACAATGATCGTCCCGGTCTGCTTCCGACCAGCTTCGGGAACCGGAATCAATTCGCGTGCTTCCGGGACTTGCTGAGCTGTGAGGAGCTTCGGGAGATACAGCATCCAGCCAACGCCCGGCTTGTCATCAAACACCTGCCGGGGAAAATACTCTCGTGGTGAAACAGAGACATACATCGGGTCATAAACCGAGGCCATCGCGGACACTATCTTAGCCACGCCCTCATAGCTGCGCTTGTCCGCCGAGACTGCGCTTTGTGCCGGTAGCCCAATTTCTACCTCGCTGGGCCGCCTCTTCGCATCGATGGCCAACTTCAGCCTCGCGCTGTCGGCCGCGTCCATCTGACCGTTCCAGAAGCCAAATACTTTAGGAAGGTCCATCTTTTTTTCGTACCGTTGCGCCAAGACTGCCAAAACGGCTGTCGAAGGTATGCCGGGCGCTTCATACATGGGATACAGACGGGCTTCTTCCTCGGTATCCGCCTTCAGCCACCACTGCCCTAAACGTTCGTCCTCGCGTGACATGGCCTCAACCACCGGCCATAGACGGACAAGATGAGCCGCAAAATCGCCAAGCGGGGCGAAATCGGCAGGGTTACGAAATTGCGCAACTATTTCCATGTTTGTCAGGGCACCCATTCTGATTCCACGCGAAGACGGGCAAGCGGCGTTCTCATGTAGTTCCAAGTCCGCTCCGTCTGAAAATACCATTTCAACCTCGCAGGAGGATGATCATCTACAACTGCGGCCTGAGCTCCAGCCTGCTCCTCCATGTCATCAAAGGTCTTGGTGTACGGTACATCGTCCTTCTTCAAGAACTGATCGTACTTTCCCTTTGCTTCTATCAACAAACAGCTTTCCGGTCGAAAGCCGTCGAAGTCGCGCTGCCAGACCCATTCCATGCTCCAGGCCTCTTCGACGCTATAGGGGAACCCCGTAATTCGCCCTTGATACTCTCGGGAGTTGTCACTCATGCTCCAGTTGCGGCGCTGCATGCTCCCCGCCTCAGGTGGGCACTTCTTGCAGCTTTCGCCCGTGCGCGGAATCGCCCGTACGTCCGGTTTTGCCTTGCTTTCGTCCTTTGGGGTATCACCCGACAGACTCCCCGTTCCCGCTACCGCCGCTCCGCCCAATAAGTCTGCGCCAGCGCGCGCCAAGACCGGTCCCAGCTCGACTATTGCTGCTTCGATGATCGGTACTACCAATCCGCCCATTCGGAGATCTCCCGTTGAATTCTGGATGTTCGATGCGCCATTTCATGACGCGAAGGTAATCGTGAAAGCGTTCGTCGGCCGATCGGCCTGAGCGCGTTATCCATGCGAGCGTCGCAGGTTTCTCGTAAAACTTCGGTGCGTATGCCTCGATCCGAAGAAACGCGGCGACGTTCTCGTCGGACTGGATGCCGAGCCGTCGAGCCGCGACGTATGCATTCCAGAGCCGCGCGGGCAGCGTGCTGTCGTCGGCAAGTTTCGGGTCCGCTTTGACGAGATCCTGCCGGGTGCGTTCGATATATCCGCGCGCATCGATCTCGGCAAGGCCGGAGATCTGTTCGCTTGTCAGCTCAAGCATGCGGATGCACTCCCTTCAGTTTTCCATTCACTTCGACGAGCCAGTTGAATGTCGGGACGAAGAACTGCATGCGCTGTGTGAGTTCCATCAGCGTTGCCATGTCGGCCGTGATGCGGGCGTCGTAGAACCGGAGGAGGGCGGTGCGCCCATCCGGAAGCCGCACGTCGAGCCGGTGGCGCAGTTCGTCGGCGAGGGATTCGATTGGATATGCGCTGATCAGCCAGGACACGCCCGTGGAGCCGCTTGCCATGGTGGATAGTGTCTGGCGGATCGCGACGGACCCCCGTCCGTAGTCGATCAGCCATGGCCCCGCATCGGCCAGTGACGCGTCCGGCGTGCCGTCGAACAGCGCAACTGCCGACTGCGATCGCTGAAGCGGTGACGCGTCGGCTGCGTCGGCGTATAGGAGGCCGTCGACGAGGGCGTACAGGTGCACTTGCATGGTCAACTGCTGTTGACGCTTGGCGAAGAATGCTTCGATCGTGGTGCCGGTCATGGGACTACCCGCGCGCTATCATCGTCGCGGCGTTCTCGGCCGCAGCCTTCAGGCATTCGAGGCAGAGCGTCGGTGACGGGGCGAGCGCCGCTGCTGCAGCTGCGACCGCACCGCCTGTTGTCGCTTCTCCAGCTCCGACATCGTCGAGCGATGCGGACGATTGAGAGGCGATCAGCGTCGCCCCGCATGCGGTCTTCATGCCTTCGACAGCGGTGTCGCGGCCCGCGATTTGATGCGGGTAGCGCCGGCCAGCGTCCGGCAGGATCGGAAAGACGCCCTTGCACTGCGGGCAAAGTACCTTGTGCCCGACGCCCGCAATGGGTTTCCCGTCAATGGTGGCGGTCGCGCTGCCCTCCAGCACGCGTCCGCCATGCGTCGTCGTGTCGCCGACGCAGATCATGGCTCGCTTCGCCATTGGCCCTCTCATAAGTGTGATTTTCGTACGAAGATACCATTTTTGCGGAAGCGGTCTTTCGTCGGCAGAGGCGACGACCGTCAACTAGTGTCAATCGAAGCGCGTGACGTCGATTATTCGGCGGAGCTGGTCTAGTGCAAACGAGTCGGGAGCACCGATTTGCTTCAGCTCCAGCTCGGCCGCGCAGACCAGTTTGTCCATGCGTCGCAGTGCGCGGCGCACATGTACAACCTCGAGCACAAAGCGCTGCTCGAGCGTCAGCGGTCCCTTTCCCCTGCTTTCCCCTGTAGTTGGTCGCGCTCCAAGCGTCGCGCAGATCTGTCCACGTCAGGTGCTGAAAATCGGGCAGCTTTGTCGCTTTGTCTGAGCCGGGGTCCGGCTCGTCAGGGGCGTCGCGGAGCCTGCATCTCACGGCCTCACGCGCACGCCACTCGTCGGAGAATGGCGCAATCGGCTCGCGAGGGCTGCTCATTCTGCCGGCCCGCGCAATTTCCCTCTCGATCTTTGTCTTCAATCGGCGCAGCGGCGCACTGTACTTCAGCGTGTCGGCCTGTTCGAGGTACGCAATCATGCGTGCGGCATCGGCGGCAAGTTCGCTGGCCTCGCAGAGGGCAATTCGCAGGTGTAACACCTCGAGAATCAGCCGATGAACGTCGGCGTACGTGCACGTGCGCCACCATTTCGACATCGCGTCGAACTGCGGCGGATCAAATGGGGGCAGAATCATGGCGCAACGAGTGGGGGCTGTATGTATGTACAGTATATTTCGGGATAAGATGGTTCGGTCAAGTCTCCTCAAAAGTGGGGACGGGCCCATGTGCACCAACTACCGAGCGCCGGACGAAGGTCCGGGCATCAGCGAGCTGAAGATCGGTATCGGCGACCTGTATTGTCGTGATCCGTGGGATCTTGAGGTGTATCCGGACTATGGTGTGCCGATCGTCTATGCAGACCGTGGCGACGCCGACGTGGTCAAGGCGGTGTTTGGCTTCTGGCCGAAGTCCATTCAGCCGGAAAAGCGAGAAGAGCAGGGCAGGAGGAAGAAAAAGCTCGACACCATGAACGCCCGACCGGAGACAGTAGGCACGTCGCGCTTGGGTGGGGCGTGGCGGGATGGGCAGCGCTGCCTGATACCAGCGCGCTGGATCCACGAGCCGTGCTACGAGACGGGCAGGAGCGTTTGGCATCGGATCAGCCTCGCCGACTGGCAATCGTATTGCGTCGCCGGCATTTGGCGGCGCTATGAAGGCGAAGACGGCCGATCGTTGGTCGGCATGGCCATGTTAACCGTCAACGCCGACGGTCATGCCGTGATGGGGCGCATGCACAAGCCGGGCGACGAGAAGCGTTCTATCGTCATCTTGCGGCCGGCCGATTATGATGAATGGCTACATACGAAAAACGTAGAGGCCGCCCAGTCGATGCTGCAGCTCTATCCTGCCGACAGCATGGTGAATGAGCCGAAGTGA